TCCACCACTACCGCCCCAATCAGATGATCCGATACTGCTTTCGCTTGTTATCGTATAATTGGTGAAAGTAAAAGGTGCAATCTCAACAAATTCAGCATCAACAAACTTCACACGTCTAACATCTAATGTAAAGCTATTTATTAGACAATTAACATTGTTAACACTTGCTTTATAAAACATAAGGTTGCCATTGTTCATTGGCGCAAATGTGCCAGAAAAAACGCTCTTACGTCCAGCACCATTACTATAAAGTATAGTATTAGCTAAGTACTGCATCTGATTAACGCTGTTCCCTGCTAATGTAAATGATGCTATCTGGTCGTATATGTTGTTGTATAGTGAAGAACCGTAGTATAATGATGTGTTGGTAGGATATGATGGCGAAGTGCCTAATTCGTAGTCGTATTCTATAACATCTATATTGTCACCAACAGTTATTGTTCCTTTTATCTCGTTATACAGTTCGTTTTCAGAAACACCGCCAATCTCGGCAATTTTGATAGAATTAATTGAAAATATACCGTTAGTTGCTTCTGCTGCCGGATTGTTGTACGCAAATGATGGCGTAAACAAAAACAATTCCAACCCCAAAACATCGCCTGTTGTCTTTGGTATGTTAATATAAACTGTAACATCCGAATCAGCCGGATTATCAACTCGTATAATATTAGCCGTTGAGTATGTCGGTCTACCTGTTATACTCCAACTATTTGTAGACTTTGAAAATGATTTGTTAGTTTTTGTGTCATATAACCCCCAATGTAGTTGCGACCACGAAATAGGCCTAAGCTTTTCTTGATAGCCTGTTTCAGATGATCTACCGTACACGCTCAACCTACCGAAATTAGCATTAAATTCTATTTGAAAAGGAGTTGAGTCAAATTCCCTTAACACGTATTTACTTCCTTCATGCCCAGTAATTCGTTGTGTGTCGTAAGGTGCATTTGTCGGAATGGCATACATGCTTATAGACTTATACATGTTCTCCGATGATTGTCTATCCTTGTATGGATAAACAGGTAACCCATTATCAGACACGGTAACCCATTTTGCCAATTTCCAATATGAAGGAGTGCGTTCGATAACATCAGTTGCATCATCTACCATAGCATCTTCCAAGATGTCAGGCAATGTAGTAAGGTTTTGATTTATCTTCAATTTTTTAGCAATTGGAAGATAGTTAACAATTGGAACATTATCCAAACATTTAACGCTACCTGAAAATGAATGAGAAAGTATAGAAGTAACAGGGAATAACTTCCAATAACGTACTTGTAACCCGTATGCAGTCAAAACCATATCAAGGCAATCTTCGTAGTTCTTATCTAAGAACATGCCTTCATATATAAATTGCTGCCATAAATCGCCTTTATCAGTTGCTAATGAAACGCTTCTATCAAATGTACTTAATCCTATTTTTGTTTCAATGTCAGCTATAAAATCAGCTAATTTTAACGTTCTATTTTTGTCAGCCACATAATCAATACCTTGCAATAAATGCAGCCCGTCTGATGCCGTAATGCTTATTAATCCATTTGTTCCAAGCTCCTGCCCGAACGATTGAGGAACAAGATACCCCGTCCAATTGGCTACGGATGATATTAGATTGACTTTATACTTCTTTCCATCGCTGGTATAAAATTGGCTATAATCAAACTGATCTGTATCAATAATTGACAAAACAAGCGATGTTTTTTTGATAGTCTGATTTATCATGTCGCCTGTATTATCCAACCTTAATTGTACAGGAGTTTCGCTTAATTCGTCAATCTCAACACTTGAACCTGAATAGTTATTTTCTAAAATCTCTATTCTTGTGTTTCCAGTTGTGTCGTTTGCGTAGTTCGTCCACGCAAATTCTTTATAATATTTTAATCCGTATGCCATATTTAGAATCCGTTATTACGTCTGTTACTTTCCTTGCTATTACTTATGTATATGTCGTTACCCTTTATTCGCCCTTCGACTTGTACGGTTACCGCTCGTTCTTGCATATATGAGTTATTAGGGGTGAAGCTTCCACCACTTACCGATGCTTGCTTTGAGCTACCGCCACCTCCACCAGCCAAGGCAGCTAATCCAGCTTTTGCAGCAACACCAACCGCAATCAAAGCAGCTCCGGCAGCAATTGCAACAGGCCCATTTAAAGACAATAGAGCTTTTTTAAGTCCATCAATAGCAATACCACTTGTTAGGATAATCGTACCTGCTTTAATCGCCAAATCAGCAAATGGTGACAATAATTTAGCAACAATTTGACCAGCATTTAAATCGGACATACCGCCTAATGCTTCACCAAATGAGCTAAATGCATCCATCATTGTGCCTTGCATTGTTGACTTAAACTCATTTGATAAATCTTCAACACGCTTTAATTGTTCCTCGTATTTATCAACCGCATCCGATGTCATAGCTAATGTTAAGTCATTAGTGTTTAGTCCGCTAATGTCTACTTTATCTCTATTTAAAGACTTAACACCTGTTACTTTGCCTTCTTTCAACCGCTTTCCGTTAATTTCGGAAGCTCTGCTTATGTTGTCAATTAATGATAATTGCAATTTATATGCAGCATTTTCTTTAAGTATCTGATTGCGAACCACGTCAGACGTAGCTAACTTGTAACGTTCTTCATTTAGCTTTATTAATGTCTCGTAATCGTTAATAGATGCCTTATTGGCAGCTATATTCTGTTCAGCAAGCTTTCTTGATGCTTCTGCTTCTGCTTTTTTCTTTTGTTCAGCTTCTATCGCTTTTCTTGCGTTTTCCTGTGCTGTCTTAGCTGCTTCCTGTTCCTTCGCTAACCTCTCTTCTTCTTTAGCAGCAGCATCAGATAACTCTTTCCTCCGAGCTTCCCATACTTTTAAATTAGCAACATTTAATACATTGTACTGCCCTTCTATCTTTAACAGTTCTTTTTGTGACTTAATCCACTTATCAAGCTTAGTGGCCGATGTTTCTGTTGATTTAGGCATATTTGCAGCTAATAATCCTGCTTCCGTATCAATACCTTTTTTACGAGATTCTTCTGCATTTAATTTGCTTGATGTCGCGGATCTTGACACCCCCATGCCTGGTATTACTTGTCCTAATGTAGCAGCTAATTTTTCATACCATGGTATAGTTTCAGATGATAAAATTCTATTTGTCTCATTCAGCCAATTTGTTAACCAACTAAATGAATTAGCAACACCGCCAGTAAATAGGCTTCCTAATATTGTTTTAAAATTTGCCCATGCAGTTGACATTTGAGCAACCTTAGTAGCTGATGTATCAGCCGTATTTCCTGCATTAGCCATTTCTCTATCAATGATATTAGCAACAGCTTTAGCCATATCCCCTGTTTTCTCCATCTCATTTCGGATGTCAACAATTGATATACCCAAGTTATCCAAAATCATTGGCGATTTACGACCGATACCCATGATTATAGAGTCAACCAAGTAATCTACCGATTGCCCTGTTTCTTCTGCTCTTTTTGTGGCAAAAGCTAAATAAGAACCTAAATTCTCTAACGGTATCTTGAAATTGCTTGCAGATACAGCATTTTTCATTAGGTCAAAATCTGATACGGCACCACGTGTTGACCTCCTTAAATCAGCTAATAATCCTGTCGGGGCGATCCGTTCAAATGCTCTCCGAACACCTTCCGCCTTGGCAGCCAAATTAAACAGCTCTTTTCCAAAATTTATAACCTCGCTGACTCCAAAAGCAATACCAAAGGCAGCACCAAGCTTTCCGACTGTACCTTTCAACTTATCCAGACTCGATCCGGCTTTGTTAACACCCTTGTCAACTCCGCTACTATCAAGCCCTAACTTTATGACTAAATCCTTCAAGAATCCCATTATCCTACTATATTAATGCCATACTTCTTAGCTGATTCGATAAGTTTTTGGCTTGGTTTAACATATCGTTTTTTCTTCTCTTTTTTACCTAAATCTTTATAAGGTATCAACTTGTAAATGTCATCATAACTTTTCGGCCTATGTTCGTCTTTCAAATATACGTTATTAGCTCGTATCTCAAAGCGAATTGTACGTAAATAATCAAGCATTTCATTTTTACGTTCGTACTCTGATTCAACAAGAATAGAGTACCTTCTCCAGTCTGTAAGCAGGTATTCTCTTTCACTTAACCTACATACTCCTTTCAGAAAGTACTCTATCCGTTCAAAATCAGCCTTGCTACTCTTGCCTACCCTGCCACGTCTTTTTTTTTTAACAGTCCGTTATTCTCTGCTATCTGAATTAAGAAATCAGCCAATGCTTTTTCGTTGCTGTCTCTACAAATCAATAGTTCAAACTCTCCTATTTTCATTTCATTGAGTTCTGTTTCTTGGCCATCAACCAACCTCAATTCATCGGATGCCTTTATACAAGAATAAAGAAACTTAACATTAACCTCAAATGCTTTTAACGAGTCTGTTTCTTCTTGTATTTTACCGAATAACGTCTGATAGATGTATGATGCCCTTACACCATACACCCATCTGTAATCTTTACCGCTTAATCTAATTTTTCCTACCATAGCATTATTATACTGTCATTTTAACCAATGTTCCTGTTCCTTGTAATGTTCCGCTGATTGTTGCAGCTTCGTTCTTTCCGCCAGAAATTGTAACAGATGACACAATAGCCTTTCCGCTATAACCGCTTACGATTGTTCCTGCAGGGGCGTAAACCAATGCAACATCAACCTCAGCACCTGTTCCTATGATGTTATCAATAATATCTGCCTGTGTGCTTCCTGCCGTTTCGTCCTTAATTGCTTCAAAAGGGCATGACCAGCTTTTCTCACCTGATAAATACGCTTTCCATGTACTGTCCTTGCAAGTTACTTCGATTGTATCTTGACTTATTTCCAAGCTTGAGCTTGTTTCGCAAAGAATTTTATCTGCAATAGTAGTACTTCCTACCAATAATCTCCATCCCGATCCATTTGTTGCCATAATGTTATAATTTATGTGTTAATATTCTAAAAGTTAATATTCTTCTGTATATTTCGTCTACCTCGTCCGATTCGTGCAAATCTGTATCTGTTTCTAATGTGCAAACGGTTACAGATACGTTACTTAATCCATCAAATCCGGTATATCTAAATTTCTCTAATATATTTTTGCGCATCGTCATAACCTGTGACTTCCCAGCTTTTGACTTACCGAGTATTTCGATTGTAGCATTAACGTACTCATCATCGTTATCTTTTTCAAGACCTTCTTCTGCTTCAACGGATATAATTTCGACACGTGGATATACATCTGTCGCACCGTTAACCTTGTATCCAAAGTTAATCAATGTGGTGGCTATTGCCTTGTTAATATCATCTGCCGAATCAATCATCTTAGTACTCTATTTAAAGCGTTAATCACTCTTGTATTAAATCCTTTCATTACTTCGTTAAAAGCAGGTATTAAAAATGGTTTAGGCTTTATTCCTGTTTTTTTAATTGACTTACTGATGGCAATCGCAATAGACTTAACTCTTTGTTCGTACTTATCGCCTTTAACCTGTCTGATTTGTCCTGCATTCTTTCCTCTTGTTGACACTTTGTTAACGAAGGCGATTCTTTTTTTATGCACCCAATCCATTAAAGGCTGTATAGGAGGATAGGTTCCTGCTTTTCTTCCGTACTCAACAACCCATGCATAAGATGCCGTATATCCAACAGTCCAATAGTTTTTCTGTTTTTTTACTCGTCCGCTGTTAGCTAAATTTGATGTTGCAACGCTTCCATTGTTTTTCAAATTGTCAACAGATTTCCCAAGCATATCAACAGCAGTAGCACCAATCTCATCCATTACGGCTTGTTTTGCTGCATCACCAAGTTTATTAACACATTCAACTGTTAATTGAAGACGTTTATTGTCTAATTTTATTTGAATTGGAGGCATAAGCTGTTATATCTATCCAGTCGTACAAATTATCACGATTATTAATATCGTTAATTGTGTACTCTGTTCCGTTAATTTTAATAAAATCAAACTTATCACTTACATAGCGAAACGTTATATCAACATTGGATTGATAGCCTATCTCGTTGTACTTCATTTGCCGATACTTGTTAACATTACGAACAGATGCATATACGTCCATAACCTTTACTTCGGTTGATTGGTTATTCCCGTAATCATCCAACACATTATCTAACCGCCAAAGTTCGATTATCGTGTTCATGTCGTTATTAGTGATGCTCTGTTTGTTGTACCGTATCATAAAGGTATATAGTTATGTAAGTATTTATATAATACTGTGTTCCATTGTTCGGCATCTGTTATACCATCATACAATAATGAAATTAAAGCCAATACAGCTACTTTAAATTTATCAACATCAACAGGTTCAGTCGTGTAGCTAATCATCACCTGCCTATCGCTTGATATGTTAAGTATTGACTTATCAGCCGTTAATGAGTAATCAACTTCTTCACCCGTATAATAATCAACAACAGACTCAACAGATACGATTTCAGCAAATGGCAAAACAAATGAATGATCTGCATTGGTAATGTATCTAACCGTATGAGCTAATAAAGATTTGTTGATTACCTTCTCAACATATCCAACAGCAGTATCAATGCAGTTAACGATAAATCCATCTCTATCTGTTCCGCTTACTTTCAGGTATGCTTTAACATCGCACAATTTCAAGCATTCGCCTTCTGTTGTCAATATTGATACGTTCATTTTAGATAGCCTTTCTCAATAAATTGTTTAGCAACCTCTTTTTTTAGCTTAATTTCGTATCCGATAGGCAATGCCATGCGCTCATCAATCACAGTGTAATTAACCAACTCACTTACATTATCATGCTCTTTTATCTCAACTTTTTCTATCTTGTTTCGTCCCATAACTTTGTTTTTTAAAGAACCCCGCACCCGATTAACAGATGCGGGGTGTCTGATTATATATATAGATTAAGCGGATTAAGACGCTGAATAAGTAATCGCTGTCAATGCTGCTGCTGTGTCGGCACAATAAATGATACCGTATTTGTTATCCCCTTTCACAACTGCCTGAGCTCGAACAAACATTACAATTGTATACAAGTCCTGTGTAAGGTCTGTGCCTTCACGACCAATCATAATCTCTGGATTACGTTTGAAGTACAATTTAACAGCGTTAGTATCCAATGCCAGCAATTCAGTTGCACCAACAGCCTGTGTTTCAACTACCTGCATGCCAGCCATCCAGCTTGTGCCGTCTGCCATCTGACGAATAATGTACTGGCCATCCGTTGATTTAGTTGTACGCAAAATAGATGCGTTAACCGGATTGATATAAATTCTGTTAGGAACAAAACCTGCTTTTTTGGTTGGATTGGCAGCGTCAATTACTCTTGCCTGTACTTTCATAGCATCAGCCAAATCTCCCAAATTAGGAGCAACAACGCCCTTATTGCCTACTCTACCTGATTTTGCAGCACTGAATGCCGTACCCTGTGATTTCAAACCGTATACGTGGTTAGGCTGTGTTGAGTCGTTACCATCACCTCCGTAAATCTCGTTATCCAAGAATAACAAACCGTAGTTCATCATTTCAGACTGAATTTCAGAAGCAATGTATGAATAATCCTCAAACATTTCCGCAGTTACTTTAATCTTTGCAGAAGCCTTAGCCATTGCTCTCGATTTTTCAACAGCAGGAGCTGTGTCAGCCTTAGCCTGTGCAGCACCTTCTCCAACATACCCGGCATTGCTTGTGTAAGCTCCTTCAATCCAAACTACTCTGTTCTTGTTAGTACCGACTTGAGCTGTTGGCAATTGACCAACGAAAGCCAAAGGACGAGATACTGCAAAAATCTTTTCGTTATCAATCAATGACACCGATGCTGTTCCACCTGTCACGTCAGAAGTAGCTACCTTTAATTCAAGTGATAGTCCATCCTTAAATGATTTGCTTTCAATGGCTGCCTTAACTTCTGGACGTTCAAAAACTTCCTTGATAGCTTCTTCAAAAGTCATCTTTTTGCTGATTCCTTTATCAAGCTTTTCCATCTTAGCATTAAGATCATTCAATGCCTTATCCAATTTCTCAATATCATCCTTTTTGACCTCAGGAGTCATCTTTGCAATCTCCGCTTTTAAAGCTTCGATGTCCTCTTTCTTTACTTGACCGTTTTCCAACGATTCTAATTTTTTCTGTAATTCTTCAATTGTCATGACTTTAAATTTATAAGTTGTTAATTAACCTTGTTAGTTTTTCTTCCGATAATTGTTTATGTAATAAATCTACCTCGTTATCTTTAAGTTTGGAAAAATCAAATTTCGTTTCAGCCTTTGTTTCAGCACCGTTATAAAACATTACCTTCTCATCATCGGTAGCCGACACAACCCAAGTGCAAGTATTATTATCATCCTCTGATTTAATTGTAGCTTCCTCATTGGCTGCCCTTGTAACAAGACTTACCTCGTATAACCGTAGCTCGTTGATTGTTCGTATTTCTTTAGCAGTATCGTAATCGTATTTAACTGTCCTATATCCGATTGACATCTCTCTGATAATACCTTCTTCAATCTTAGTAGCAATATCATCTTCTGATTTAGATATAACGAACTCAACAAGCAAACCATTATCATCCTCTTTAATGCTTTCAAGCTTAGCGATCGGATTGCTCATGTCGTGCTGGTAACATACAGCTACCCTATGACCTTCTTTTTTTAATGATGACTTAAAAGCACCTTTAACAATTATGTCGTTATAGCTGTCTACATTCCCGAATACTGCAGCATAAGCAACAACTTTCAATCTACCATCTGGCAGCCTTGATGTAGTTTCTTGCTTTAATTCTATGCTTTTATACTCCAAATTCTTTGCCATATCATTTATTTTTTTACAAATATATAAATAATATGTTATAAAACATGTTTTTGCGCAAATATTTGATAATTAAGTGATTTTTATGTGTAAAAAAATAGCCTACACATCACGTGCAAGCTATTTAACACTTTTATTACTAATCCAATTTACAAAAATGACAAATTAATATTGCAAATATAGTATTTATTTTAAATCAATATGTCTCCAATGAGTAGGTTTAACATTAAATGCAAATGTTCCATCTTCCATAATCCATGTACATGTGTGCCATCCATTTTCAAGCTTTACAATTACTTGTTTAAATTTTTCAGGAAGATCCTCTTCAACAGGAATCCATCGCTGTGCAAATTCAACTCCTGATTCAAATACATCAATAAAATCACCCTCATTTGACGGATAAAAGTCTCTATATCCTTTCACATACGTATTAGCGCATTCAATTGCTGCTTCTTCTATTGTTTTCATGCTATTTATTTTTATTCATTTGTAATCTGTTATATTCAATATTCCCTTGATTTATTTCTCTAACTTCTGATGATACATTTTTACAAAGTCTTTTGTGTTCTGTATAAATATATCCACTTCCTATGTATCTAAAGCAATAAGGGCAATAACCATATTTTACTTTCATATCATTTCTTTTTATACGGATTAACTTTTAACGTATTAACATCAATTGCTTGACCTTGAGATATAAGTTCTGCTACATCAAAATGATTTTTAACCAAGAAAATAAATTCAAAATAAGATATTTTTGTGTCTGCTATCATATCAAGTTTCATAAGTTTAATCACATCTTTGCTTAAAAAACATTCAGCAACATAACTATCAAATTTAGTTATATCTGTAAGTTTATGCAATATCGGCTTATACCATTTCGGACACGAATTAACAGTATCAAAACAGTTTATACTGCCATCATCAAACACAGCACCAACCGTTCCTATAACCGTTTTTCTGCACCATTTTGTGTCGGATTCCGGGATGAGCACCTTTAATCCGTAAGGCAGACTCATGCTTACAAATTCTTTCTTTGTCATGTATTTATTATTTTAAATTCACTTATAGGTATAAGACAGCTACTTATGTAATGTTCATCCAGAGAATCCTTTTGAAATGCGCACATCTTATGCTCTGGAACATCTATTTCATAAATAAAATTTCCGTATTGTTTTGCAACATCGATATCATCAGTAAAATATGTTTCTGAGCAAAATGCTACATCATCTATTAAAACTTCGCTTCCATGATAGAGTTTCATATTGTTTTACTTTGTTTTTAAATAACCGTTTTCAATAACCCAGATAAGCATTTCAAATAAAGAGTTGAATAAACTATCTGATTTTTTTACTCTAAGAGGATATTTTGTAATATCTGCACATATTTGTGCATTAAATTGTACATATGAGACTTCATTTGAAATTGGTATTATTTTTAATAAATAAATTTCATTACAATTTATTATTTGTTTAGGTAGCAAATCAATAATATCCTGCAACGTAAAAACAGGTTTTTTACAAAATGCAACAGCACTGTGAATTCCATATCCAAATCTATCATATTCTTGGTCTTCAGGAAATGCTCCGTTTGATGCAATTATATCATAAACTTTATTTTCTCCTGCATATATGTCGTATATAGCCATACTTGCTATACTAGTATCTACACCAAGCCCTTTCAGCTTGTTCATTTGTTCAATTGTTAATACTTTCATAAACTTTTGAATTAATTGGCGGGATTGGTTACCCGCCTGT